GCTAAATCTGTAGATGCTTTTGACATATCATCCATAGTTTTAAAAGTAACTGTCATCTTTTTAAACTCATGTATTTCTTCGTTTTCACCAAGAATACTCTTAACAGTTTTAACATCTAGTTTCATTAACTTAGCAATCTCAGCCGCTGACTTACCATCTTTTTGCATCTGGTCAATCTGTGACATTCTGCCTTCAGTAACTTCTTCTTTTACATTTACAACTGTAGCGGCCATATCACCTGTTGCCATTGATACATCGCCACTTGCTCTTTTGTATAAAAAGTATCTTGCCATTTGAGGTTTGCCGTCAGGATACATTGTTACTTTATCTGTGTTGTACTTNGCACTTCTACTNTTACTCTTTACAACAAATTTCTG